ATCCATATCGAATGAAAATTGTCTATTACAGAAAATTACATTTTCTTCTATCGCTCCTTGCTTATCAAGTCTTTGGATAATATTATCAAATGCTCCAAGATTCTGTGGGTTACCACCTCCAAAAACATTTCCTCTATTACCTACAACAAAAAATACACCGTCAGATCCACTTAATCCAGCAGCAGAAGCTCCAGCTCCAGTGCTTTGTAAGAAATCTCCAGCTCCTGAACCAGCAGCAGCAGGCACAGCTTCTAGCATAGCAGTTTCTAAATAGTCTTCAAATCTAAGTCTTGTTTCGTGCTCAGATTTTAAGTACCATAAATATCCACTCGCTCCATTTTCAGTTGTAACTTCTATCCATCCAATTTGAGCCATGTCAGAACCAGAAACAGCATATCTGTCCTTGATTATAATTGGCTTATTGTCAAAGATATTGTCATCAGCTTCGTTAGAACCTAACATTCCGTTAGTTCCTTTAGCGAACTCAGAACCATAGATAAATATATCACACAATGCAGTTGCTGCTACCATTGCTTGACCACCCGTTTCATAGTAAGCTACTGTGAAAACACCTGGTGCAGCAGCCGTAGGAGCTACAGTTACGATACCTTTATTTTGTAAATTAGATCCAACAGTATTGTCAGAAATAACTACAGTTTGTCCAACTCTTAAAGCTGCCGTATTTGGCCCACCTGCATTTATTTGTGGGTTAAAGTTAGTTGGGTTATTAGTACCTACTCCTGGTACTGCTCCTATACCTGGAATTGTCCATACACCAGTTCTAGCTCCCGCTGCTCCTGCTGATACACAATTTTGATATTTTTGATGTAATCTTCCTTGTTCTGCCCATTTGATAAGGTCAGAGTTAGAAGGCATTTCAGCGCCTACCATTCTTAAGAATGATGCTACTGTTCTATTTCCATAACGCTCGAATTCTTTTTCGTACGTATCAGGAAGGTATTGTTGAACCCAGGTAAAACCTGCGCTATTTAAATAATTTGTAGACAAGGGCGTTTGTTGTGCACTTGGTTGCAAATCAAATCCGGGGATTGCATTTACTGCCATAATTTTAATTTTTTTTAATAATGTTAACTTCGTTTAATACTTCTAATTCTAAGTCCTCTTCCACTATCGGTATTTCCTACTGCCCTTATTTTCATTCCGTCTTTTGAAACGGTTTGCGGAGACTGCCTCATATCCATGTTAATGTTTTTAGATTTCCTAGAAACATTGTCTACGGTATTCGAGACACCTTGATCGTAAAAAAATTGAGCAAATTTCTCAGGGTTCATTGCAACAGATAACGCTTTGTGATAAGCATTAGCATCTGTTACCATTCCATCTGTATCTAAATATTTTCCTATAAAATTATTTACATCAGATTGAGTGTTTTTCAATTCCTCAGAAGTCCCAGGTTTGTATGTGATATTACCTTCTCCAATTTTAAATTCAAAACCTTTAAACTCATTGTTAAAAACCTCATCGGTTTTATTTAAAAAATAATCATACTTTCTTTTAGACTGCTCACTAATAGATTTAGATTCGTTAATATAACTTTTATAAGCATTTAAACTTTCTTCCTGTTCAGCAGATAATCCATCCCCACTTGACTCAAGAGGAATTTTATATTTATCTTTTTGTTCATTCAAAAACTTTTTAGCTTTCGCAAGTTCTCGTTTTTTCGCTAATTTAATTTTCTTAATATCCCTAGGCTCGTCTACGTCTTCATCGACACTAAACTTGTCTTCGATTATATCTTGAATATCTATAGCGTCTAAACCTTCTTCAGTTGCGCTATAGTAATTAGCTAGTACATCATCGTCACCCATGCCTTCAATATCTTTTTGTAGATTATAAAAATCTGAGATACCTCGGCCAGTTTCTTTTTTGTACTTAAAATATGCAGATACATCTTCTGGTAGCTCCTCATTTGCCTCTTTTTCCGCAAGTAATTCGTCTACTGAATTTATATCCTTATTATATCTATCTTTAATATAAGAAAGAACGTCTGTATCATTTATCTCTGACACGGGAGCAACATCTTCTTTTATATCTTTAGGCTCAGAAACTGTTTCATTCGGAGCATCTACTTGTATCTTGTCTATTACATTTTTGTCTTCTACAGAGTCTTCAAACTTTTCTTCATGCTTTTTAAGCAACTGTTCTTCCACTTCTGCACGGGATTTTTCTTCAACCACCCCTAAGTCTCTTACTTTTATTTCCATTTGATTTAATTTTTAGTAAAGTTAAACAATTATATATATTTATTTTAGTCTATCTAGGGTTAAACTCTGCCAAATCAAACCCATCTAAACTATCTTCGTTTGATTCAAAATTAATAGGAGGTAAATTGTTTTTACGTTGCTCTATTAATTTAGATTGTTCAGTGGATTGCTGGCTCACTCTATTGTCTTTTGCTTTTTCTCTATTATCTTCTCTTGCGCCTATATTAGACTGCTCCATTCCTTTTAATTTCATTTGGAAATCAAATTCAGTCTGCATTAGTTGAGCTTTTAATTGAGCTTCATTTTTAAGCTTCTCAATATCAAAACCAACTTCAGCTTGTTTTATTTGCATTTTAGACTGAGTTTCCATTTGAATTTTCTGAGCGTCTAATTGAGCTTGAGCCTGTTGCGCTTGCATTTGCATTTGAGCTTGCATTTGTTGCGATTGCTGCGCTTGAGCTTGTTCAGCCTCTTGTTTTTGCCTTCTCTTTAATTTCAGAAGTTGATTAGCCATTTTAAGATTATTGATTTCTCTTATATCAATAGCGTCTTCTAAACTAATATTCTCTTTTGACAAAGCCATTTGAATGTTTTGTTCAAGCATAGCCTTCTCTTCTTCATCAGGAGCCATTTCAATAAATATTCCAAAATCAAACAAATACAAATCTTTTATTTCTTCTAAAATTCTTGTATTATATTTTCCTATTTGCATTACAAACTCATCCTTAAAATCTGCATACTCTAAAATATCTGAAGTTCTAATAGACATGCATTCCGCTAAGGTTCTTGTTATGTATAAACTAGATTGTAATATATGTCTAGTAGCTGTATTAGAATTTAAAGCTGCTAACTTTTGAACACCCACTAATGAATTAGGATCTGGACTACTTCCATCTCGTGCTTGACTTATTCCTGTTACTTGCCTAATCATATCCATATAATGATTATAGTTTGTAATAAGCATTTGCATTTTACTACCTCCACTACTAGAAGTTAATTGTTTGATAGGTTCTCTAGCATTATTGAACTCTCCATCTTGAGTAAAGCTTCTTCCTATAACACTACCCGTTTGGAAATATAATCTTAAAGCATCTTCTGGATTGTATGCGTTTCCTGTTCCTAAATCTACTTCATTTAATCCATCAGCATCAATATATACACCATCTGGCACAACTCTTGATACTACTTGTTGTATTTTTAAATGAGTCATCTGAATTAAATCCGCAAACGGAATCATTCTTCTTACTAAAGATTCAAACTGTCCTTTATACATTCTAGGCGCAGCCGCTATATAATTAGGCATAGCATGTTGACTAGCAGACTTAGGTCTAACCATGTTTTCTGATAACTTCCACTCTAGTAATATATTGGTTCCCATCACCATAACACCCGTATACCAAACGTCTATTCTTTTTGTAATTTTTTCAAAATTCCCATCATCCATCATCTCTTGTGGTGGGTTAAATTGATCGTCTTTTTCTACAGTCTTAAAACTACCATCAGCTAGTTTTTTTCTTTTATAAACAAAAGAATGCGTAGTCTTATAATTAAAATACATTAATGTAGCAGTGTCCCTATAAAACATACTGTTTTGAGAAAACTGAGCTGAATTAAAATAATTATACCACGACTGGCTATACTTAGCTATTTGATTTAAATCTTCATTAGTTAAATCAGGATTAATTTTAATAAGCTCCGTCATTGGAACAGTTTTAATTTCTCCCCAATAAAAACAATCTTTAAAATTAGGATCTTCCGTGTAGCTATAAACCACATTTGCTGGATCTACATAACTAATTTTAACTCCAGCTCCTTGCTGAAACTCATGCTTAGTAATTCCAACTCCTAAAGTAGTTAAATCGTAATCTACTCTACTCCTAGTGTCATTATAATGATTTTCTTCAAATAAAACATTAATAGCTTCTTCTTCTGCTATTTCAATCGCTGGCTTATACTTCATGTTCATGTATAACTCCATCTCATCATCATTCTCAGGAAGCTCTTCTTGATTTGTTTGAAAAACATCAACACCTATATCTGCTTCAATTTGTTCAAATAAAGGTTTGGCTAAAACTTCGCCTTCAATATTTTTTTGGAATTGATTTCTTTTCTCAGCTGACATTGCGTCTTCAGCATGAGCTTTAACTTTAAAAAGTCTG